AACCCTGCAACCCGCCCCGGCATCCCTCGCCGAGGCCAACCAGAAGATTGCCGATATTGAAGGCGCTGTTACCCCCCAACGAGCTCTAAACGCCAGCGAGGTGAGTGATCTCTGCGCCAAATCCCCGGAGCTCCAGCAATATGTGACCGCCACGGCGGACGGTTTTGCAATCGAAGAAGGCGCGATGAGCCTGCTCAGCGGCGCAACGAGCCAATTCAGCACCGGCTACATTCAGGCACAGATCAAAATGAGCGAGGCCGCTCTCGCGGAAACGCAGAACCGCATCAACCTCATGCAGCAGGAAGCCGGCATCATGGGAAGCCTCGACTATGCTACCGTGGCCTCAAAAACGGACAAGTTCGTCATGACGGAGCATGAATTCCGCCGTGGGAACAACAGCAAGGGTTATGAAAGCTATGAACAATATCTCGCCAGCTTCCTCGACAGCGATCTTGCCGCCAGCTATGAGCAAAGCGCAAAGCTGCAAAAGGCAATTGAAGACGCAAAGAAAAACCTGAAGCTCAAACAGGATTACGAAAAACGCGCTGCCGATACGGCCAAGAAAAACCAGACAAAATCTACTTCTTCCGGCTCAACCGCCTACAAAAACGAAGCCCTCGACAACGAATTAAAGCGCATCGAGCACCTCAAAGCCATCGGCAAATACGAAAACGACGAGCTCGGCTACATCAAAGCCCTGGAAAACGCGAAATCCAGGCTCACGAAGAAGGAATCCGAGCGCTGGCAGCTCGAGGAGAAAATCTACGCCGCCCGCGAAGCCTATGAAAAGCAGCAGCTCGATGACTACCTCGACGAAATCTCCTACAAGGAGGCCATGGGCAAGTACGATGACAACCAGGCCCAGAAGATCGCCGACCTGACCTACGCCTACAACAAGCTTGCCAAGAAGAAGGAAGACCTGCGTAAGCTTGAGCAGCAGATCTACAAGGAGACCAAGGCCTATCAGGAGGCCGAGGCCAAAAAGGCCAAAGACGCGGCCGACGCGATTGAAGATATCGTCGACATGCGCATGAAGTATATCCGCAAGGAGCAGGAGCTCAAAAAGAAAGCGCTGGAGGACGAGCTCGACGGCTACAAAAAGCTCTACGACGCGCAGGCAAAGGCTCTCGACAAGCAGAAGGAAGCCGACGACTACGCCAAAACCGCCGCCAAAAAGCGCGCGGATATCGCAGAGATCGAAACGCGGCTGAATGAGCTCTCCGCCGACACGAGCGCCGCCTCCCAGCGCGAGCAGGCCGAGCTGCGCGCCGAGCTTGCCGAAAAGCAGGAGGACCTTGAGGAATACGAAAAAGAGCAGTCCATCGAGCGGCAGAAGGAAAAGCTCGATGAGGAATACGCCCTGCTGGAAGAGCAGAACAACGCCAAAATCGAGAAGATTGATGAATTCCTCGATAACGAGGGCGCGGTGCGCGATCAGGCCATGGCGGATATCATGACCCGCAGCGAAACCGTCTACCAGGAGCTGATGGAGTGGAACGCGAAATACGGCGACGGCATCAACAAAACCGTGACCGACGCGTGGAAGGCCGCCACCGATGCGCTCAAAACCTACGGCACGCAGGCAAACGCCATCAAAATCTCCGAAAACCCTGGCGACATCAAGCCGCCCGTCAAAACGCCCAGCGCCGCCGCGCAGCAAAAGCCCGCCGCGTCCTCCGGCGGTTCGTCCGCCGCCAAGGCCCCGGTCAAGGGTGGGCGAGCGAGCGTGACCACAAAGGACGCAGCGGCCTATGCCTCCTCCTCCGGCAAACGCGTGGGTTCCTGGAGCACGATGGCGAAGAACGCGGGCGTGGGCTGGAACCAGAAGCTCTACGTGACTAACATCGCCAACGGGAAGGTTGCCATCGGCACCACCTCAAAAATTGGCAACACCATCGCGTGGGTCGACAAAAAGAACGTAAAGGGCTACCGCTCCGGCTCCCCCTTCATCCCCTCCGATCAGCTTGCGCTGGTGGACGAGGCCGGGCCGGAGCTAATTATCCGCAACCCCGTGCAGGGCAGGCTCACCCATCTTTCACGCGGCGACGGGGTGCTCAACAGCACGCTCACCGAACGCATTATTGCCCTCGCGCAGAACCCCGCCGCCTTCCTCAACCAAAGCATGGCCAAGCTCTCCTCCGCCTTCGGCGCGGGCTTTGCCCCGGGCGCCGCGCCCTGCATTCAGATCGATTCCAAGGTGATCGTGGAGGGCAATGCGGATATGGAAACCGTCAAGGCGCTCGAAAAGGCGGAAAACCGCATTGCGGAAAAGGTGTTCACGCAGGCGAATAAGAAATACCTGCGCAGCGGCCATACGATCAACCCAAAGCATTTGGGGTAATGGATTCTAAATAACCAGACGACAGATATTGACACATCCCCCGGAGCGGCAGGCCCCGGGGGATGGATGAAGGAGGCTTTTTATGCATCTCTCCGGAAAGTATTTCAACTACAACAACCAGTCCTCCGCCATCTGGGGGCTGTTTTTCGCGCAGGTGGAGCTCACCCCCGACCGGCGCAGAATGGGCGGCCCCGCCTATTCCACGCAATATAACCGGCTTTCACACCACCATTTTCTCCAGCAGGATACATGGGAGGAGCCGCTCTCTTTCGATGTGGAGATCGTATCCGACCGCGTGCTGTCAGACGCGGAGGTGGGCGAGGTTTACGCCTGGCTTTTTCATGAAAAAGCGTTTCGCAAGCTCGAACCCCTCTCCGACGAATACGACGGCGTTTACCTCAACTGTGTGTTCCACGCCGTGGAGGAGATCGAGGGCGGCGTAAACGGCAAGTATGGAGCGGTCGGCTTCAAGGCCACCCTGCTGTGCGACGCGCCCTGGGGCTGGGAGGATGGCGAAGCCGTATACGAAGCGGCGGAGATCGGCACGCAGATGGCGTTTGAGAACCCGTCCGTTTACAAGGGCTATCTCTACCCGGAGGTTATTCTACAAACCGGAACGCAGGGCGGCAGCGTCATGCTGCAAAACGTGACCGATCAAAACCGCCAAACGGCATTTACCGGCCTCAACGCCACGCCGCACACCATCACCCTCCTGCCGGAAACGCTGGAGGTGCGCTCCACCCTTTCGACCGAGCCGATCTATAACAGCTTTAACAAAAATTTCTTCCGCCTGCTCCCCGGCCTGAACCGCTTTGCCGCGACCGGGGACATACAGAAGCTCACATTTCAATACAGGATTGCGAGGCTGATATAATTGCTTGCTCAATTTGATTCCTTCGGGAATTTTGAAATCCCGCAGATCACGCTCTGCAACCCGGATGGCCGCGCGCTCGGCATCCTCTCGAACCTCTCGGACCGGCAGATGAATATCCGGTTTAACGATCTATCCGATCTCTCCTTCACCATCCAGCGCGGCGCAAAGGAGTGCCGCTGCCCCGTCTATGAACAGGTGGAGCCCTTTCGCTACCTCCTGGTGGATGGAATCGGCTATTTCGTCATCACGGATGTGTCCGTTTCCGAAGAGGGAAACGACGCGTTCAAAACCGTGGAGGCCTCCTCCTGCGAATATGAGCTGAACAACATTCAGCTCGGCTACTATGAAGGCACCTACCGGTTTTACAGCGGAGACGACAGCGACCCGAAAAACTCCCTGCTCTCAGATATCATGAAGCGCCTCCCCTCCTGGCGGCTGGATACGGACGGCATCCCCGCCGCCGTTGCCGCGCGCTCCCGCACCTTTGACACAACCGATCAAACGGTTTATGCCTTCCTCATGACGGAATTGGAGGAGGCGTATGAATGCCTGTTTGAATTTGACATATTGAACCGCGTCATCCGTGTTTACGACCGCTATCAATACGATAACCGCACGGATATCTGCCTCTCCACGGAGGATGTGCTCCAGGGGCTGACCCTGCGCACCAAATCCGACGAGATCAAAACCGCCCTGCTCGTCAAGGGCGGCAACGGGCTCGACATCCTCAGCGTAAACCCGCTGGGCACCAACTTGATCTATAACTTCAGCTATTACGCCACAGAGGAGTGGATGGATGCCGCGCTGATCGAAAAGGTAAAAAACTGGCAGGCCCATGTGGACGCCCTCACGAGCTCAGAAAACAGCGCCTTTCAGGTGCAGCGTGCGGAAATCAGCAAGCTTCAGGGGCGAAAAGCCGAAAAGGAAGGCGAGATCACCCGCCTCAAGCAGGAGCTTTCAAACTTGCAGGTGCAGCAATCCGCCATCATCAGCGATACGGCGTCACAGGATATCAAAAATGCAAATCTCAAAGCTCTTCACCCGCAAATCCTAGCTGCAAAATCGGCGCTGAGCACGGCGGAAGGCGCGCTCTCTTCTATTCAAACACAGCTCAACACAGAGAACGACAAGCTTTTGGCGCTCCAAAAACAGGTGCGCTTAGAATCTGTATTCACACCGGCGGAGATGGAGGTGCTCTCCCGCTTCATCCAGCAGGGCGCGTATACAGAAGAGAACATCACAAAGCAGGATAACATGAGCTATGAAGAGGCGCAGGCCCAGGCGCTGGAGCTTTACAACAAGGCGCAGAGCCTGCTCAAAACCATCTCCACCCCGCGCTATGAGTATTCTGTGGAAACCGCGAGCTTCGTGTTTCAAAAGGAGTTTGCCCACTTAACCAGCCAGCTCAAATCCGGCTGCCTGATCGACATCCGGCTAAGCGAGGAGGATATTGCAAGCCTCCTGCTGCTTGAAATGGCGGTGGATTATGACGGCCGCTCCCTCTCCCTCACCTTTGGCAACCGCTATAAGCTCAGCGACCCGAGCGCGCTGTTCAACGATCTCGTCGGCGGCTCCATCGCCAAAACGGCAAGCACGGTGGAATACCTGCGCACCACCTTCGATTTTAAGCAGCAAAAAGACGATCTCGACCATCTGGCGGAGCTGAAGGATGAATCGATCAACCTTACGCACAATATGGTGGTCAACGCGGATAACCAGGTGATGGTCATCGACGCCTCCGGCATCAACGGCCGCAGGGCGGTCATCGGCGAAGACGGCCTTCCAACCGGCGACTACGAGCCTGAGGTTTTGAAAATCACAAATAATACCATCGCCTTCTCCACGGACGATTTCGAAACGACGGAGACTGTGCTGGGTAAAAACCTGCTGCCCGACGGCGCGACCACGCCGGACGGGAAGAATTACATGTACGGCCTGAATGCGAAGCTGCTCATGGGCGATCTGATCATCGGCGAAAATTTGAAGGTGAGCGGGGAGATTGAGGGCAATATCATCAAGGCCAATAGCATTGCTGCGAATCAGTTGAAAATCGGCGATTCGACAAATCTGATTCAAGCGCATCCGGATATGAATCCGGATAGCTTAAAAACAGAAACAGTAGATGGCAAAAAATATTTCATAACCAAAGAACTCAACGCCGATGGTACTGCTAAGCCCTATTCTAAAATTTATTATCTGAATGGGTATAGCTTAGACTTTTCTGTTGGAGATAGTTATCATTTTTCATTCTACGGAAAAATCTCCAATGGAAAACAAATCGCATGTATCTTGAGGTTGTATTATGTTCATGAAGAAGGGAAAGAAGATTATGTTAATTTAGGAAGAGCACTTATTGATAGCAAGGGAGATTCCTTTACAAACTATTCTATAACATTCACTCTAACCGTTTCCCCAGACCAAAACAGAGCGTATAGAAATTGGTTTTTCTGCTGTGAAAACTTCTCTGATACAGCATCTCCATTGTTTTATCAAAGAGATGTGAAGCTTTATCGAATGGCCACAGACGTTATGATTAAGGATGGCGCAGTTACAGCGAATAAAATAGTGGCAAACGCTATAACAACAGACAAGCTTGCTGCAAATTGTATTACAACAGACAAAATGATGATCGGCGACTATAATAACTTAATTCAGAAAAATCCTGATTCCAATCCGGAAGGGATTCCAGTCACAACAGTCAATGGAATTCGATATTTTAACGTGGGTACTACCCAATATTCCTCCCGCATTGCGGCCCGTGGATATAACATTGATTTTAAAAAGGGGGATTCTTATGTTTTTGAAATGACTGCCATTATCCCCTCCGGAAGACGAATTACTGTTGGTATGCGAATGCATTATCAAGTACCTGAATACGATTCCGGTACGGCAAGCAACACCGTCACATTCACGTCTAATTTAGTTGCATTTACCGGAACAGGCAGCGCAAAAAAATATTCTGCGAAGATAACAATCAGTAAAGATATCAACGTATCAAGAGTTCCATTATACTGGGACTTTTTTATAGAAAATACTGTAGCGGGAACGCCTCCCACATATATAAGAGATCTCTTTTTAAGAAGATGTACCAGCGGTGAACTGATCGTGGATGGCGTAATCCGATCATCAGATGGAGAATCTTATTTCGATTTAAACAATGGAAAGATCGTGGGTAAAAATGCGGAGATGAATGGAAGCTTTACCGCAAACGCAATATCAACCGATGCCTCTCTGTTATTTGGAACCAAGGCACAACTGCGTGGCTTTGAAATGCCCAACCCGCCTTCAAATCTGGATACTCTCACCAAGTTAGCAAATTGGATAAACTCCCTAAAATTTGCGGGTCTATATTTCTATGATGTGAAGGGAGGCGAAGCAGGCAGTATTTCCACTCTTGCTTGTTCCATGAATGGGAACGGTGCCATCGACTATAGAGCAGTAATCATCAAGACACGCGATACCGCAAATGCAAGGAGTACCATATCCCTATGTGATCAAGCTGGAGAGAATTCTATCGCAGATATTACTGCGGATACTATAGATCTATGGGGAAAAAAACGAATAGACTTACATGGCGAAGTCTATCCATCTTCTCATGTCCGTATGATAAATCAAGCACAACTTCAAGGTTACACAACAGGAGGAACCCAGGAACTCCTCGCCCAAAAGTCCGGCGGAAACAACGCCGTTTATGGACTGGCGACACAAACAGGCAACACCCACATTTATACCAGAACAGGCGGCGCGGTAGCGATGTTCGTCGGTACAGCAGAAAAGGTCCGTGTAGATGGAAGCGGAATCGTTATGTATGGAAGCAATGCACATATCCGTTCCAACAGTGGAGCAGCGATCAAATTTTATATCAGTGGCCAGCTATGCGGATATATCGATAAAAGCGGCTGGCATAACGCTTAAAGGAGGGTATTACATTGGCATTGATTAAACCAAATTATCCATTCAAAGGGCTGAACGTCCCAAACGCTTATCTTCGCATTAGCAACCTTGAATATCTTTATAACCAGAAAAAAGTTGCATATCTTGTGTCTGTCTATGCGAATAAATCCATATCACAGTCTGAAGAAGAAACGCGGCTTGACGATTATTATGTCGGAATTACGGACATGCCCCTCGGTGGCAGCGTTCCCGACATCCTCCGCATGATCTACGAGGACATTAAAATGAAGGCGCGGGACGCGGATTCCTATCCTGAAATCGCTGAAAAATTTGCGGACTGCATAGACGACGTGGAGGAAGACTTGCCCTCCCCCTCCTATGCCGAGCTCGCCGCCGCAACCAATATCCTGATGGGAGGAGAAAACGCATGAGCATCATCGACGAAGCCCGCGCCATGCGGGCAAGCTATATCGCCCTTGCGCAAAGCGCCCC